CGAAGTTTTAGCGGACATACGAAACAGGGTCTCCTGTGTGGCGTTCGCCAGCAAACCAGACTGGTTATTCCAGTTAATAGTAATACCAGTAATGGGATAAAAAGAATCACTATCATAGTTCGTCTGGTTGTTCATCGGCTTTCGGGCAACGATACACAACATATCGGGAACCTGATTGAGCTGAATGTTGTTGCTTGAATATGTAGCAGTACCCGGTGTCAAAACATTCGCGGCTGAAATGGCGGCAGCGGCAATCTGATTGGTGAAGGTAGTTAAATAACGCGGGAAATCAACATAATCCACCACATTTTTAGAGGGCAAAATTTGCGAGGGATGGGGGGTGAGCATCTGAAAATGAAGTTCTGAACCAGCGACACTTGAAATCGCAACGGCAAGGTCGGGAATCTGGGCCAAACTAGCACCACAACGCCACACACGATTAGCGTTGGCGGAGATATTAAAAATGAAGTTCATATTGGTCACACCATACAAGCCCATCTGGTTCGCCGAGAGATTGGCAAAGTGAAAAGGAGACAAAAAGAGGGGTTCGTAAGAAGTGAATGTAACAACAACCGTTCGGGCAGTTCCATCACCGATAGTCTGCTGATTTTTGGTATTATTAGGTATGGCATTACCGATGACTGGATTCGTCTGGTTAATTTCGTCAATATTGAAGGCACCACGGGACAAAAGGGAGTTATCGGCAGTCTGCGACCAAGAGCCGTTGCTGTTGTTATTCGCTCCAACTTGGTCGCTGTATTTCTTGTAGGTATCAGGGGCAAGAGGGCAGATACCGTTCCAACGGGCCAAGGCACGGTCATCACCGTACATACGAAGCAACTGGGGCAACACATCACGGATATTCACCGAAACGCTGTTGTTATTCACCTGAACCTGAAGGGTGGTGGCGGACATATGGAGGGGCAGGGGGGCAAGAGCATCACGATTACCATAATCCACGAGGTATTGACCTGCGGCGGGAGTTCCGGTGATAGTCAGTTGATAAGTGGATTTCCAAACGATATTACGGTCGAGGATTGTCACTTCAGAGGGCGTCTGAATAGAAAAAGTCTGGGAAGAATTGGACTGCGACGTAGAAGGATAAATCTGGGTCGTAACATTCTGGCCTGACTTAACCACACCAAAAGGCAAACTGTCGGTCACCCTCATACGAGCATCCTCTACAAGGACCTTGCGGAAATCTGCTGAACTCATTTTCGGATTTGTTTTATGCTATTAATATTCTGTTGTTTTTATATGGAATTTGTCATTATTCATCCTTCTCGGCGAGTTCTTCTTCTATTTTTTCAAGAAAGTAGTTGAGAATGTGGATTGCGACGCTATTCACAATCATACCGACCACAAAATCTTCGTCTCGTGAAACCTTACAGCAGTCTTCCATAACTGAAAGGTTAAGTTGGAGGTAGATGAAGTTGATGTAGGACGGGACATCGCACTCATAACCGTAATAGCAGTAAGCACAGCACTTCTCCTGTGGCATCCAATCTTCGATTATATCTTCGGCAGGATACCCCCCCGCCATCGATTCAACCAATTCCTTTTTGAAAGCGATGAGAACTTCCTTCTTCGGCAAGATGATTGTATTTCCTTCCGCATCATCTTCGCCGTAGCCGTGTTTGTCGGTATATTTCTCCACAGCATCCATAAAATTCCGTTCCAGTTCTCCGTTGGTCGGAGCAAAATGCTCCACATCACTTTCCGTTCGTTCGTCCTTTCTCTTGAACTCAAAGTCGCCTTTTAATTTTGTGTGAAACTCGTCGGTCTTTCCCACAAAACGCTTGAAAATGTCAATAGCAGGGTCGGGCATCGTCGTCGTGATTGTCTGTCGTTGCGTCTGGTAGAATGTTGAATACTCACTTCAATTTTTTCTGAATTGAAATACTAATCCACACGGGCGTTATAGAAGTCCTTCCGACGAAACAATATCTTAATGCTCGCCACACATCCAGGGGCCAATTGAAACCGATGAAGATTAGCAAACTTGTCCTTCCAGAACACCGAAACTTCCACCGCATTTACGGGGGTAGTTCCACGCAAGTCCAACATACGATATTCAGCCGTCGGGGTATATGTAATCCGCACCTGTGATGACGTCCCTGACGCACCTTGTAATTCGAAATCCGTAAGGACTGGTGCTGTAACGTTGTTATTTGAATTACCGCCAACTGGTTTTGATACGGTTCCGTTCCAGAAGTTAAAAATAACTGGTTTTGATAGAAGGGTATTCTGAACGGGTAGTAGCGATGTAGAAAATACGATGGACTGAACTGGCGACCATAAAATCGTGGTTGAGTTCTCCTGCGGGACGACAATCTGCGGGATTGCTGCTGGTAGAACGGCAGGGGGACCTCCAGTCGCTCCAAACGGGACTAGGGGGTATGTCGGCCTGCTTCCACCAGTAGTATTCTGGTATTGATTATTATAGGCGACTAAAGTGTATTCGGTACCACGAGCAAGATTTACTGCGTCGTTTCCGTTGTAAATCGTAGGAAATGAATTCAGTAGGGTCCAGGCGGCCGAATTCATATACACCTTTATCACGCGTCCAGTAAAAACTTGAGCGGGAGTTGGGACTGGGACGAGGTTATTCATTAAAGGTAAATTCTGGTCGTAAGTGTCATAAGTAAAGGGGGTGGAGGTTGTCGCTAACGCTGGAGGACATAACGGCAAGTTCATAGTAAATATCTCCGCCGCTGGGTCATACGTCATCTGGGGACAGTAATTCTGGTAAATTTCGGCTGGTGTTCCCGCGGTATTTCCTATTATTGGTTTAGCGGGGGTTTGAGACAGTAATACTTGATTCATCGCAGTAAAAGTCGCCTTCAACGCATTATTCATTATCGCCAACGCTCGTGAAAACTCATAGACATAATAATAGGGGTCTTGTAAGTTTTGAAACACAAACGGAGCAGTAGGAGCAGGAGCAGTCAGGTCATCTGGAATAAATTCCCAATTGCTAGGGGTCGTAACATAATAAGTGACTGGTGTCGCAGGAACGGCGTAATCCGTCACACTCATACTAAAAGACTGTATCAATTTATTCGGGTTAGTCTGTCCCACCCCTAACAATACATCAGGCGACCAAATCGGAAGTGTAGGGCTATCGAGTGTAAAACGCACAACCGAAAGTAGGTAGTCCTCGGGATAACTGATAATAGGGTTCTGACGCGTCTCTGTAAAAGTAAGAGGGGGTGCCGTTTCACCAGTCAAAGTCGGGTCGTAATCCGTTACAACATTAATGTCGTAGTATAAATTGTACGGGTCGGACGAATTTAAATTGCCCCGTGTCGTAATTCCACTCATACGATTTTTCCTTGTGTTTTATATTAGTTAGTCCAAAGTTGTTTTTATTACAAATTTCATTCTTTTATTATGATACGTCCAAAAACATAGCAATCCGAATTTTATTCGGGGGTCATCCAAACAAAGGTAGTCAGGGTCATCCAAGTCAGGGTCATCCAGAGTAGGTTTCGCGGGGCGGGGTGGGGTGGGGTGGGTGTGCGTGTCACCACGCCTTTCAGAAAAAAATTGAAATGATATTTCATCAGTATCCAGAATACACCAGACAAGAATGCCCTTCATCTTTTTCTCCGACAGAGACATTAAACACCACGAAGACACCGGCCACGGATTTTGCCCGATATGCGAATGCTGTATCGGTTGTGATTGCTGTGTCTGCGGGAAGGAAGACTCGGACGACGAAGACACCTACGAACTCGTCCTCCCCAAACCCGACTGCTCCGACATAGACCAATTCTACACCAAAGAAGAGCAAATGAAGATACTCGAAGTACTCAAGGCGAAGTTTCAGGAAGAAAAATGGTTTCAGGAAGCAGAAGCAAAAGCGGAAGAAGAAGAAGACTACGAAGCCATCTGGAAAGCAGACACCGATGACTTCACTTGCGAAAACTGCTGCGACGACGACGGTTGTCATACCCGCATACACTATACCGTTGGAAACGCTCACAACTGGAAAAAACTTCTGTTGTGCGAAAATC